ACTATAGCAAAATCATTCGGCATTTTCGGAGTTGGTTGTGGCGAATATTTTGTCTGTACTGCTCCATAACCGCCCGGCCCTGATTGATCCGCCGCCAATGGTGCAACAGTTTGAATCTTCATCAACTGTGTACTTGCCATTGTATTAGCAAGCGACGCTTGAGCTTGCTGCATATCCAATTGTTTACGTTTTTGATTATACGGATCGAATTCGTTTAGAGCACTAACTCCGGCGTTAGCAAAATTGCCCCAAAATGTTGCACTTGCTAATGCGCCGCTTGATCCTTTGTTGAATCCTTGACCACCTGTTGCACGCAACACTGTGAGAGGATTAAACCCCGCTGCTTGCGCATCGTCTCGCAGCTTTTTCAAATCTGTCTGACTGGCCTGCGCTTGCTGTTTTGCCGCTTTTCCTGATTGAATAGCGCCAAAAGCTCCTAAAGCTAATTTACCAATACCTAGCCAGTTCATTAATACCACCCCAACACTGTTGGGCCGAACACAACCACTGATATAATTGTTCCCGCCACGAGGCCGTGGGCGATGTCGGTAAAGTTCTTCCTCATTTGCTTCTCTCCAGATGTGATAAAATCAAATCTGCTAAAACGAGAAGTAACGAGATAGCTGCTGTCTCTATTTGAATAGCCTGATCTTGCGCAACACCCATTCCGACTAATGTCGCGCCCATAGCGGTTCCCGCACGGCGTATAATTGGCTTGGCAATTTCGGCTAACATAAATTTATACATAGACACCTCAGCTATTTCAGCAGGGGATCACAACATGTTGTGCCCTCTGCTAGCCCATGTGTCGGTTACGCGCATAATATATATTATGCTAACCGATTTATGGGCTTTTTATTTCACGTTCTAACACCATGCAGTGTTATCGGCTATTTCCAGTATGTCAAGAGCAATACTACATCTTGAATCATTTTTTAGCACCAAGGTACATATTCTTTTTGGCCACCACCAGCGCCATTTGGCGTGTTGTTTTTAGGCCTATCCTTACACCTTAAGCGCAGATTTATATCTGACCATTTTTTTATGGGCTTTTTCCGCTTCGCTATTTCCCGTTCGGGTGGTGTGCGGTTTACGCGCTTCGCCGGTTCCGGCGCTGTGAATGGGAGAGGGGCAAACGACTTCGTTCGTATTGCACTTATTGCTCGTCCCATATTGCGCGTAATATTTCGCTTTGCTTGCGCGAGCGTATTTTTTTTGACCTGGTTTTTATTAGATTTATTATTTCGGCTCTTTCTTCGTGCCATTGGTCACTCTCCGTAATTATGTGAAATTTGTCCTCGCTTTCCCACGCCGATACCGGGATGCCCCGGTATTCGAATTCGTGGAGTACAGCTTCGTTGTCTGGCGCGACTACATCGAGCGGGGCCTCGACATAGCGCACCGACTTATCATGAAGACGTGCATATAATTCCGCATCGGTGTACTCGATCTCAGTAACTGCATCGAGATACTCGTCCACGACCTCCGACCGTGGATCTGCGTCATATTTTTCCATCCATTTTTGCAGAAATCTTTCCATAAAGTTTTCCTTTGTTTTTCCCGTCATCATGAAAGTCTTTTCGCGGTTTTTGTAATCGCGTATTCCTCCAAATTTGTAGAAATACTTTTGCGGCGCCAATCCTTGGCGGACATGTTCATCCGCTAACCATTCAAAATATTCCGCGCCTAGCGGGGGCTTTTTACTCATCGACAAGTGCGCATCCGCACTTCGTGATGCCTGGTCTTTAAGAACGTATTTCAATACATACTCAAAGCCCTTCCAATCCGGGTGTTGAAAATAGCTGAACCCATGCGGCCAATATTTCCATTCAACCCGTTTGTTTTCTTGGACGTTTGGCACTTTGTCTTTAAAAAAGACAATTATATGCCAATGTGCACGTCCTTTCGCGCTTCCATATTCTCCAGCGACGATGTAGCGACATTTGTACTTTTTACGCAGTCTTTTGAGAAAATCCTGAACGTCTTTATAAACTAATGTCACTGCGTTAACGCCTGCGTCTTGCGCATATGTTAACGTTATAGCGTAAGTTTTCGTTGAATACTTACTTTCGGCAATGCAGCGGCCTACTAGATCATCTACTCGGCGCTTTCTGCATTGCCAGCATTCGCGACACGCAACTTCAGTACCGCAATCTAATTTGTTCGGCCTAATACACATAGCTGGGCCTTTAATCTTTCAATTTCCTCTTCCAAAAGCATAATTTGATGCTTCCAACCGCCTGGCCGCATTTGTTGCTCACGCCAGGTTGCACGACATGAAGAACAGGCCCTAAACTTATCGTTTTCCTTGATGCCGCCACAATTATTACAATTCACGGTAACCTCCGTTGGTGTCACTAAATGCATATCCTAACAAGGGTAGGATAATTGCTGGCGGCCCCCCGAAACTCCAATATATGGAGTTTCCGTTTCGGGGGGCCGCTACTGCCTAGTCCAGTTGGTCTCGCCAGTCTTTTATTTGCCAATGCGCAGGGTCGTAAAACTTCCAGTCTCCGCCCCATTCCATTTTCAAATTCTTTTTTCGTGCGATTTCCTTGCCAATACTGCCAAGCACATCCCACTCTTTTTTAGTTAAATTCCAAGCACGTGTAGCGTGGACTACATCCACCGCCATACCATACTGATGCGGGCTTTCGCCCGCTTTTGCTTTGGATCTACCTTTTTGATACAACGTTGCTTGCCGTTTTTTTGAACGCACAAATTCAAACGCCCACAATGGAATGTGACGTTTTTTGCAATGCTTATCGAAAGCCTTCCAGAATATTACTATATCTGGATGTACACCCTCGAAATCATAAGCCTTTGTGACTTCTTTATATTTTTGTGTGGCAAGCGTTCTCGCTGCTTCTACATGGTCTTTGCTATAAAATTCCTTGTCTTCTACGGAATTGTTAAAGCGGTTGATGCGGTCTAACACCCGCACCAACCTCAAAAACCTAAGAAGCGGTCTCAGCTCCGCTATCATCGCTCTCAGGCTCCACTACCATGTCGGCAGCTACTTCTGCCTTTGTTTGTTCCAATCGCAACTGAGCCATCTCTGCGCGCATTGCATCGCGCTCTTTTTTCAACATGGCTTCATTTTGTGCAGTGTTATATTTCATCAACTGCATCATGCGATCCAATTCGGTGCTATTACGCACCCTTGGTTCGATGCTAGTGAAAGAAGGCTTTTCACTTTCTGCGATTGTCTGATCTAAATCAGGTGCATTCAAATACACGGCTGAATTTTTTTCAGCTTTAATCATCACATAGGAATTGCCAATGTGTGTATATTCAACACAGGCTTTATCGCCTGTGGCACCAACCAGCACACCATCCGACATTTTGTCGTCAGATGCCGCCCAAATTTCAATCGGGCTATTCGCCACTACCTGAAATTTAACGCGCCGTGCTTTGTTTGATAAAAATGGGATTACATCCCCAGCTTTTACCTGTTTCCATGAGGCCAATGGACCATTTTTGAACGTTTTCATTTTTTTCACCTATTTAAGAAGGGCAGGGGGGGCCGGGAGGCGCCCCCACTGCCAGTTTTACGACTTATCGATGCGAGCGCTGTCTACCTGCGCCGTAATCGCGTCGTAATCGCTTGTTGCGTCTGCCTCTTGCAGACCTGCACCGAACACTGTGTTTCCGACGATTTTAAAATCAGTCATTGCTGTGATTTCAAAACTGTCGGCTGTTTGATCCGCAAACACTTTTTTGTGCAAACCCGTACAAAGATAAAAATCTTCATTCAATGTTGGGTTTGTTGCTTCTGCTGACCAAATCTTTGCTCGATCTTCGTCAAACGCATCGTTTGCTGGCCGGTAATACTTACCGCCCACGTTGACGATGTCTTTTTGCCACTCATGATTAAGCGGAGCATAACCAAATGTGGCATCAGGTGTTGCATGGTTGACATCGGCGTGATCCGCTTTGACCACGGAGATTTTTTCTGGGTCCAAAAAATCCCTGAGATAATTTGGCAACGTATCCGGGTCTGTTGTATACAAGAAATAATCTTTCTTGCGTTCATACAACTGTTCCGGAACGATTTCGGCGGTGATCATTATCACGCCGCCAGTATTCATACCTGGTGTGCGAATTGACATGTCAATTGTCGCATAACCGTTAGTAGCGCTCTCATCCAAATTCGCTGCATCAGTCGCATAACGCTGATTGAAACCAATCATCGCACGCTGTTTACCCAACAAAATTGGCTGTTTCATAGCTTCTTCTGGGACACGAATGCCGGACATCAACAAGTCGATAATATAGTCATCATCGATACCGTCATACATTTGACGCAACTTTGCAAAACCTGCTGTTTTGCGAGCCTGGTCGATATCAGCCAACGACATTGTTGCGTTTCCACCCGATGTTAATTCTGCAAAAATATCGTTAAAGATATATTTTGCACCATCCCAATCCCAATCGCCAGTTTCAGGACCCATGCGAAGCGCATTACCAGTGCCGCCGACGCCGTCGGTACCGCTATTGCCCGCAAGCGGCGAAGTAATAGGTGCTTGGAATGTCAAACCCTGTAACGCAACCTCACCATCAATCAAAGCCTGGTCAAAATCTGGAACAATGTTTTGCATTCCGTTGTTAATCCAAAACGCCTCTGCCAATGAATGGTCAAACGCGTTTCGCAACGGCAAAGATTTTGAACGTGCTTTGCGACGATGATTTACGATCGCGTTATAAGCTTCAACAACTGTTGAATTAAAACTAGTTGCTTGGGTATGAATACCCATTGTTTGATAAAAATTTTGTATTCCTGAGCCAGATACAATATCTGAAGTATCAAAATTTTGTGGGGTTCCTGATGTAGATACCACTTGAGTATTTGGATTATAATACTTATTCGACTCAAAAAACGGAACTACGCTTCCAGCTACACCATTTTCGCCTTTATAACTTGCGTTCAATTCATTCATTGAACCGTTAAAACGGTCAAACGCAAGCATAGGTACAAAATGAGCATAAAGTGTTACACCAACCCCGTTCATCAACATTTCTGATGTTTCCATCATTTCAACGTTAACGCGGATTTTGCCGCTTTGCACGCCGTCTTCGCGGTGTAGCCATTCGTATTTCAGCGGCAGGATTTTACCTGCATCGCCCGACGTTAAAACACGTCCGCGCGCGCTGCGCATACTTTTCTGAACTGTTATTGGTGCTGCTGGCACCATTTCCGTAACTCTCATTTTTTTCTCCTAAGTTTCTTAATGAGGTTTCTAATTTT